CGTATAGTGCATTAGGAGTAGCTAATAGAGTGTATGTTCAACGTGCCGATGTTGATTTGAATCAACTTATAGGTACAAGCATTCGCCCAACAGGAACACCATCAGATGGTATTTACTGGCTTGATCAAACATATACTAACTTAGGATTACACGAGTTTGTTAACAGTGCTAGTTTTACTAGACAAAGTACAGTATCGATTACTAGCACAGTAAACTTAGTTGGTGGAGTAGTTACTGGTGCGCCATTACCATCATTTGGCGCAATTGGACAATATGCAGTTAACTCAACTAGTCCTTCGAGTCCTGTGTATTACAAACGTTATGATAATGTTTGGACATTAGTTGGTAGCGATGAATGGATGCTTGCTCATCCAGCAATTGTTGGTACCCAAGATAATCCAGCTGTGTCTGCTGGACAACAATTGATTATTAACTCAATAACAGTAACGCTAGGTGGCTCAGGTCTTCTTATTGGCGACGTTGCAACTCAAATTAATGCCGCGGCCATTCCTGGGGTAGTAGCAACAGTTAGTGTTGTTGGAAAAATTGAATTACGTGTTAACGGGTTAGCAAAAAGTAATGGTTCTACTGTAGACGGTAAACTTAAAATTGACGCAGGAACTACCGATCTTGCTGCAATACTAGGGTTATGGGCAGGTGTAGAAACAACACGTACTCTATTAGCACCAACTGTACAATTTAGTGATTATCGCAATGTTCCGGCCTGGAGAGTAAGTGATGCTCCAAATACACGTCCAAGTGGTAGTGTATGGTTTAAAACAACAGCAATAGGTAACGGTGCATCTTGGGCATTTAAACAATACAGTGCAACTTCTGCAGGTTTTATTCAAGTTGCCGCATTATTATATAATAATGATTTCTCTGCTATTTACGGACTAGACTCAACAGGTGGTGGTGCAGGAATTGCAGCAGGCACACTATACGTTAAGTATGACACAGTAGGCAATAATACAGCTACATTTACAGCATACGAGAAACAAGTTGCTGGCTTAGTAAAAATAACAGGGATAGCAAATCCTCCTGGATTAGTTGCAACCAATACATTTAGTATGGCCGTTTCGATTCCGGGTTCTGATGTTAAAACTCCGGTAACAGTTACATTGTCTGGAACAACAGCATCGTCATTTGTGGCAGACATTTTATCTAAAAATATAGCAAACATTGTGGCTACTGTTGAATCAAACGGCGCCGTTAGTATTAGCCATTTAGCAGGCGGAGTAATTGAATTTACAGCGTTAACTGGCAATCCATTAACTACATTAGGTCTAGTAGGCTCAAGCCAAGCAACTTGCCCAACAAATGTATACTATGTTTCATCTACTAAATGGTTGGCTAGCCCGTGGGCTCCGTTAGTGTTTACTTTCTCGGCAACTGCACCATATAGTAATCCAACTGATGGTACATTATGGTATTATAATAATCCACTTGACGTTGATATTATGATTAATGATGGTACCAATTGGAAAGGTTATAGAACTGTTATCAATGATGCACGTGGTTATAATTTAGTAGCAACTGATGTTAATGGACCGATATTATCTGCCAGTCAACCAACTAAACAAAGTAACGGTACAACTAATGTAGTTGCTGGTGATTTGTGGATCGACACAAGTGATTTAGAAAATTATCCATTGATTCGTCGTTACACAGGAACTGTGTGGGAAATAATTGATAATACAGATCAAGTTAGTACAGATGGTGTTGTATTTGCTGATGCACGTTGGTCTAGTGATAACTCTGACCCAATCGTTGACTCACTTCCAAGTATTGCAGATATGTCACTTGCTAGTTTCTTAGACTCAGATGCACCAGATTACAGATTATATGCACGTGGCACAATATTGTTTAATACACGTCGCAGTGGTTACAATGTAAAACGTTTTGAAGCTAATTACTTAACAGACATAAACAGCATCGGACAAGATTTTATTACTGCTGCATGGGTAAGTCATAGCGGTGTTGATGCAATGGGTGTTCCATACTTTGGCCACAAAGCACAACGTAACACAGTAGTTGAGTCACTTAAATCTGCAATTGAAACTAGCGTAAACTTACGTGAAGAACAAGTTGAGTTTAACTTAATCGTTTGTCCTGGTTATCCAGAATTAATTCAAAACATGATTACTTTAAACAATGATCGCAAATCAACTGCATTTATTATTGGTGATAGTCCACTAACATTAAATTCAAGTTCAACTGCAATTACAACATGGGCAAGTAATGCTAATTTTGCAATTGATAATGGTACAGATGGTCTTGTAAGTACAAGTGAATATTTGGGTGTTTACTACCCAAGTGGTTATGCTACAAACTTAGATGGTAATAGCGTAGTTGTTCCAGCTTCACATGCAATGTTACGTACATATATACGTAGTGACAATCAAAGTTATCCATGGTTTGCACCAGCTGGTGTACGTCGCGGTGTACTTGACAATGTAAGTTCAATTGGTTATGTTGATTTAGCTGATGGTAGTACATTTAAGAGCATTGGTGTTACTGTAGGTTTACGTGATGTATTATATACAAATCGTGTTAACCCATTAACAGTATTGCCAGGAGTTGGTTTAGTTGCATATGGCCAAAAAACTCGTGCTTCGATGACTAGTGCAATGGACCGAGTTAATGTTTCACGCCTAGTATGTTACTTACGATTAGTACTTGATAAAGTTGCTCGTCCGTTCATATTTGAACCAAATGACACAATTACACGTAATCAAGTTAAAGGTGCATTTGAAGCGGTATTGAATGATATTGTTGCTAAACGTGGTATCTACGATTACTTGGTAGTTTGTGATACTTCAAACAACACACCAGATCGTATTGATCGTAACGAATTGTACATTGATATTGCAATTGAGCCAGTTAAAGCAATTGAATTTATTTACATTCCAGTAAGATTAAAAGGTACAGGCGGAATCGCAGCAGGACTTTAATATACTCTGTTAATGGTAGTTAACCCCTACCATTAACTCGTGTATAAAAAGATAAATATATAAAAGGAATAATAAGATGGCAACATCATCATTAAATAAATTTACAGTACCATTATCAACAAACCAAAGTGCATCTGCACAAGGTCTATTGATGCCGAAATTAAAGTTCCGCTTCCGTGTAACTTTTGAAAATTTTGGTGTTAGCCAACCATCAACTGAGTTAACTAAACAAGTTATGGATTTTAAACGTCCGACTTTAACATTTGACCCGATTGAAATACCAATTTACAACAGTCGTGTATACTATGCAGGCAAACCAACGTGGGAAACAGTTACTTGTCAACTACGTGATGATGCAGGCGGAGAGACTAGTAAACGTGTTGGTGAGCAATTACAAAAACAATTTGACTTTATGGAACAATCTAGTGCAGCTACTGGTATTGATTATAAATTCCTTACACGCTTCGAAGTATTAGATGGCGGAAATGGTGCAAGTGAGCCAACTACATTAGAAACATGGGAAATGTATGGTTGCTTCTTAACATCAGTTGACTATGGTAACGCAGATTATTCATCAAATGATCCGATGACTATTAGCTTAACTATCCGTTATGATAATGCATTACAAACTCCGACTGGTACAGGTGTTGGCACAGCAGTAGGCCAAGCATTTGTTAAATCAACAGGTGGCGTAGGTGCAATTACTGGTTAATAGCTAGTAAATGAAACAACTTAAAAGCTCGGTAATTTCCGGGCTTTTTTTTGGCGATAAATAATATAAATGGATAGCATATATGGCTGGCTTTATTAACCAATTCTTTACAGATCTAGCAACAGGACCTGATTTACGTGATCAGCAACATGCCGCACGAACCTTTGTTGATAGTTTATATAGACTCGGACCGAAGTCCGGTGCACTATTTCATGTATTCATTGATGTTAATTCAACTGTAGCACAAGGCGACCCAACTGAAATTGGGCTAATGGCAAAAACTGCTTCGCTACCTAAGTTTACAATTCAAAACAAAATTTTAAATGCATATAATAGAAAAAACATAGTTCAAGAACGTATTAACTATGATCCGTTGACATTAACATTTCATGATGATAGTGCCGATGTTGTTCGCGGCTTCTGGCAGAATTATTACAAATATTATTTTAGAGATGCAGATCAAACAGAACAACAATTTAATATGATGCACAAATATCAAAAACGAGCATCTGAATCTTGGGGTTACAGTCCAAAAAACTCAACCGAAGCTGGTAACACTCCGAATTATATTAATGCAATTCGAATTTATAGTCTACATCAGAAACGCTTTAGTAGTTATACGTTGATACGCCCAACTATCATTAACTTTGCACACGGACAGCACACCCAAGGGGAATACAATACTCTTGAACATTCGATGACTATAAATTACGAAGCAGTACAATATGATAGTGGGTCAGTTAACCAAGGTAAGGTAATGGGCTTTCAACGTACTCATTATGATAATGTACCAAGTCCATTAACTGCCGCAGGTGGTGGTACTCAGAGTATAATGGGACCGGGTGGGCTAATAGAAGGCGCAGGCGATGTCCTAACTAATTTACAAAGCGGTAACTTTGGTGCCGCAGCATTAACAGCATTACGAGTTGGTAATAATGCTAAAAACATGAATTTAAAATCGGCCGCATCAGCTGAACTTAAACAAACTGCAATGAATATACTTAGAGGACAAAATACACAAAGTACAGTTTTTGTTCCTACACAAGGTGCTATTGCTGATGGGTTATCAAAAGCTGCAAATTCAATACCGGGCCTTATTAAACCAGCAACAGGGATATTCAATAATATGAATTCACAAAGCAATCAAGTACCAAGTACTAACTCTCGTACAATCATATAAAGGACCTATATGACAATAAATGGAAATTTACCTCCTAGTATCAACGTAAATGATAACACCACACAATATTTTAATAATTTTTTTAATCCTGGTATAAATGTTAATCAGAATATTGATGATTCGTTGATTGGATTTTTTCAATCTATCACCGGGAATAAGGATAGTGGGAGAACTTTAGCGGCATCGGTTTTGTATACTGCAACAAGTCAAGGAATCGACATAATGTCATTCATTGATGAATTACGTACTCTTAAAAAAGGCGGCATAATTGAACATAAAGAACCAATAGATAGTATATTAATTAATTCTACATATACTACATATCAGGAATTAATTCTTAATAAGAATGATTATAATTTTGGACAATTATTTTACCTTCCGATACAAAATATATTTTATCAACTACAACCAACAGTTGGCGGCAATTCTGAATTAGTGGCAGTAGTTAACTATAAAGCAGATCGAGTAGTATTAAATAAAGATACAGTATTATATAATTATTTTGTAGTATCGTACACACAAGAACAAAACGAACTCAATGCATATTTAACATTATTATTAAATTTAAATAGAGTAAACACTAGTTTACTTGGGCTTAGTAATAGTCCGCAACTAAACAAATATATAGCACGTGCTATACTTCCATAATGGCAAAATACGCAAACGGCAAATATCAAATAACTAATCCTGAGAAATATATTGGTAAACGTTTACCAACATACAGATCAAGTTGGGAGTTTACCTTTATGTCATTTTGCGATAACAACCCATCTATTATTAACTGGGCAAGTGAAGCAATTACTATTCCGTATCGCAACCCAGTAACTGGCAAGAACACGGTATATATTCCGGACTTTCTTGTAGTCTACTTAGATGCAAATCAGCAACGTCACACAGAACTCATTGAAATCAAACCTAGTAAAGAAACAACAATGGAAGCGGCTAAAAGCTATCGCGACAAACTATCTGTAGCAATCAACATGGCTAAGTGGGCAATGGCAGATCAATGGGCTAAAGCACACGGTATGCGTTTTAGAGTAGTATCGGAATTTGATATTTTTAAAAACGTTAAACGTTAAACTACTAAATAGTTTACTATGACACAAAAACTACAAGAATTATTTAACCTTGCTCCTACCGAAGAACCCACAGTAGAAGACGCAAACACAACAATCGAAGAAAACAGAGCTATGCTCGTGGAAATGGATCTTACCATTGATAAGATAGATGCCGCACTGCCACACGTTAACGACCTTGATACTACAGACAATGAGTTAGATGAACTTGCTAAATTAGCAACTGAAAAGTTTAATGACTTAATGGACTTGGGTATGAACGTTGAAGCACGTTTTAGTGGAACAATACTGCAAACAGCTGGCACATTATTAGGTCACGCAATTACAGCAAAGCAAGCTAAGATTGATAGAAAAATACGTACAATTGATTTACAACTTAAGAAAATGAAGTTAGATCAATCTGCGACTAAAACAGATGGTGACAAAATACTTGGTGCTATAGATGGCAATGGCGGCGTAGTACTTGATAGAAATGCACTATTAGCACAGATACTTGGTAAAAGCAAGCCAGATTAAAACAGCAATTTTGAATAAATAACTGTAAGGATATATAAAACTATGAAGAATTTTTTGCAACATTTAACTGAAAGCCAAAAAACATACGAGTTTGTAATTAAGATTGCTAACATCGATCCAGCGGAATCATTGGATAGATTAAAATCAGCACTTGATGCTTACGGCTTAGAAAGTTTAAGTAAACCAAAACGTTTACCAATTAAAGCCAATGATATTGATTTTCCGGCTTTGGTTAACTGCCAGTTATACTTAATGGATGCAGTGCTTAAATATCCAGTAAACGATGCGCAATTACGTGCTATTGTATCAGAACGTGGAGCAATTCCGCCTAGCAATATTGTAGTTGTTCCTAAAAATCATCCAGAAGAAGTATGGCGTTGGAACGCAACAGGTGAAAGCGAAATACGTGAATTCAAAAAAGGTGAAGCAGTACTTGATAAACCATACGAAGCAGATTGCCCATCAGCAGCTGAAGCTAGTAAAGCGTATAGTCAAGGTAGTTTTCTTAAAGAATTAAACAAAGTTAAGTTTGAAATTGCTGGTAACGAACCAGCAGACGGTAAAACAACAAATGATTTACCACAAGGAACAAAAAGCCCAGTGGGCTCAGTAGCAACTAAATTACCAAGCCCATCTAAAGGAAAATAATAAAATGAGCAACAATAACATCTATAACATCTTAGGCAAGTTAAAAAGCATCACTGATACTGCCGCACTAACACCAGACACACAACCTACTACAGTATACGAAAGCGTGGAAGCACGTGGTAGTATCACCGAAGCAGTCAGGGCTTT